CAGCGTCAGGCTGCTGGTCAGCCGGACGTTGATGTTCGAGCTTCCGGCCTTGTTCACGATGGTACGAGTCACCGACGGACCGGTCGCGATGTACAGGCCGAATCCGATTCCGCCAGTCGAGAGGTTGATCATCGGGTTGTAGCCAGTTGCGCCGGATGCTGGATTACAGCGGAGCGAGAACGACCCGGTTCGCGCCTGTGTCGACGAAACGGAGGCCGCGCCGACCAGAATGGCACTCGCGGCTCCCCCGCCTGACTCAACGCTCGTACTGTTCTCGAATCCGGCCATCCCGACGACTGCCACGACTAGCCCGCCACCTCGAACGAGGTCGTCGCGAACGTCACATAGGTCTGGGTCGGCCCCGAGTTGTCGAAGCGGAACAGGTTGGCCACGACGTGCGCCGGGCCACCGCCACGCTCGACCCACTGGCTCCAGCCACCACCGAGCAGGAAGCCCGAGATGCGGGCCTGGTCGAGATCGCCAGCCTCGCCATAGATGAGCGAGCCGTCGTTGACGTCGTAGGCCAGGACCTGGACCCGGGCACAGCCGCCGCGACCGACGCAGTCGTACTTCTTGTCCACCGTGATGTTGAACGTGACGAGACCCTGGTAGTGCGGGTCAGCGGTCACGAGTGCGATCGAGTCAGCCACGGGTTCCTTTCCCGCCGCCGCGATGGGCAGCGTGATCAGGCAGAAGGCGAACAGAGCGGTTGCGAGTGCCGTTCTCATGAGATGGTCGCCGTAGGCCGGAGCAGAGATGACGATCGAGCCCGTGGGCTCGGTTCGCTTGGCCATCTGGGGGTCTCCTATTCCTCGAACCACAGGTTGACGACGTAGTTCGGGGTCCCTGAACCCGTCACCGTGATGATCCGAAGAGCGACGAAGTCGCTGATCTTCATGCTGATCTCTCGGCCGAGAGGGAACTGGTACGAGAAGCCCGAGGTGGGCGGGACGTACCAGGAACAGATCTCGGTCGGGCTTGCGCCGTCGGTCGTGTCGCTGATGCGGGCCGTGGTGCTCGCCGTGACCGAGGCGTCACCGCCGGCGAGGACCGGGGTTGGAGCCGAGCCCGACACCGACGACGCCCCGGTCTCGCGGGCGAAGCTCACCCGGATCGGGGTGTTCGTCGCGGTCGTGCCATCGAACGTCACGTCGAACCCGACGATCTTGCAGGTCTTGGTCGCGGTCGTGGCCAGCTGGACCGCGACCTTCGTGCCGTTCGACGGGGACGCGACGACACCGGTGCTGACGGTGAAGAGGTTGGCCATGGCTCAGAAGGTGAAGATCCCGGAGGCGTTCCAGGTGACCGTGATGTCGCCGCCGTTCGGGGTGACCGGCAGGCCGGTGCCCGTGTCGAAGTAGGCGATCAGGTCGCTGGTCGCGGTGTTGCCGGTGTCCTTCGGGGGGTTGACCGACTCGACGCTGTTGCCCGAGACGGCGGTGGAGGTCACGTTGTCGGCGTCGAACACCCCTGCGGCGACGGTGCCGATCGTCTTCGACGTCAGGCCCGAGCTCAGCGATCCGACGATCCCGGCCGAGATGTCGTTGTAGAAGTCGTCGGTCGACACGTTCGGCGTGTCGGTGCCGTGGTCGATGAGGACCGCCTTGATCGTGTCGGCATCGAGGTCGACGCGCGTGGCGTGAGACCCCAGGACGCCGTTCCGGAAGGCGACGTATAGCGCGTTGGCCATCAGATGGGCTCCTTGTGGTTTGGCGAGCGGACGACCTGGATGTCGCCCCACTTGCCCTTCTTGTTCGCGTGCATCCCGATCCCGAGCGCAGGCGGCTTCTGGACTTCGTTCGTGAGGACGAAGCCATCGAGGGCGAGTCGGTCGCGGATGCGCTCGAACACGCCGGTGGACACGATCACCGACCCGGTCTCATCGAGATTCAGGTGGTGCGTCTTGAAGAGGTGTTTGGTGCCGCACCCTCCGAACTCCGGTGGCGTGCATTGGTACGGCTGACCGTACGGAATGTTCGGCTCCACGATCGTGTAGCGAACGTTCCGCTGGGTCGGATGCTGGACCCGGATGCCTGGCACTTAGCTTCCTCGGTGCTCGATGATCTCGACGATCCGTCCGGCGTCGTCCCGCTTCACCTCACGCCTTGTCACCGGTGACGGCTCCTCGGCCTTTGGCTGCGCCATGATGGCATCCTTCAGCTCCCGAATGGCGACCGTGAACTCCTTCGAGTCGATGTTCACGACCGGGGCCTCGATCGTCACCTCGGGCGGGGCGACATTGACGACCGGCGGCTCGACGACGACGCGCGGTGGCTCGAAGTTCACCACCGGTGGCTCGACGTGAACGACCGGCGGCTCCATCGACTCGACCCGCGAGATCACCGACACCGGCGTGGGGGCCATGAGCTGCTTCTGGTCGGGCTTCAGCATCGAGAGGACCTCGGCCAACTGGGTCAGGTCGTCCCGGGAGAGCTCCTTGCTCGACGGCGGAGCGGCTTCCCGCTTGGCCATCTGCATCTCCAGCACCTCGCGGACGGTCGGGACGTCGCTGATGTCGACCGCGCCGGTTGGGGTGGACATGATGATCTTGCCTTCGAGCGCCTTGATCGGCTCACGGCCCTCGTCGAGCCGGGCCTCGTTGACGAACCGCCACGGGACCCCGGCCAGGGCCTTCTCGTTGATCTCCGCCTTGGCCGTGCTCTCCTTCAGGTTGAGCGCGGTGAAGCGGAAGGCGAGGTTGTTGTCCGGCCCACCGAAGCTGTCGTCCCAGACGATCTCCTCGGTGATGTAGTCCTGGACGAGCGACATGAGCGGCCGGAGGCCACGGTCCTCGCTGATCTGGATCTGGGTCTCGGCCGTGCTCCGGTTGATGTCGAAGGTGACACCGAGATCCTGCGGGGTGACGCCCAGGACGACCGCGATCTTGCGGACGAGGAAGATCTGCCACTCCAGGAACTGCATGTCACGCTGGGTCTGGCGGAACGGAATCCACTTCGCGCCCTTGCTGCCACCGATGAAGCCGACGGCCCCGCGACCCGCGACCTCCGACTCGAAGTAGCTCCGGAACTTGCGGACGTCGGGCTCGGTCATCCCCTCGCCCATGTCGAGGACGCCGTCCGGGGCGGCCCCTGACACCTGGCGACGGTTGTACTCGGTGCCGTAGATCTCGGCTTCGATGACGGACTTCAGGGTCTCCAGCGCCGACAGCCCGACGGGCGAGTTCGAGCGCCGGTTGGCCATCATGTAGACCATGTCCCGGTTCCGGAAGGACGCCCGCTCCTTGTAGTCCGGATACCAGAAGTAGCGAGCCTCCTGCTCGGAGCCGTCCCACAGGGCGTTGACCTTGATCGTCGCGCCGTCGACGGGCCACAGCTCGCGGATGACGTCGTCGAGGCTGCGGACCTTCTCCACGACGCCCGCGTCCAGGACGATGATGTCCTCGACGATCGGCTCGATGAACGCCCGGAAGGAGTCGTTCGCCGGGTTCGGGGTCTGGAGCAGGGCCCGGACCTTCTTCTGGAGCCGGGTCGAGATCGGGCGCTCCTTCTCGAACGGAACGATGTCCCACTCGGCGGAGCTGATCTGGCTGCGGCGGATGTTGACCGCGCCCCGAACCCACTCCGAGTGGATCGACCAGTGGCGGTACATCCGGGCGTCCGGCTTGCCGACCTTCCCGTCATAGCTGTACGCGACCGCAGACGACGGCTGCGGGATCGCCTTGGGGGTCGTCCTGGGAGCCCGGGTGACGGTCGGGGTGACCTCCCGGATCGCCGACCGCACGACCGACCGGCCATGCGGCGTCAGGACGCCACCACTCTTCAGGTAGCTGGTGGCGACCTCGCGAAACTTCATCGAGAGAACCGATCCCTGTGAGCGTCGATCGCCCGCTGCATCGCATCGTTGGCAACGCGGGCCGCGAGTCCGGTGTTGGCCTTCCGGATCGCCTCGTCGTAGGTCATCGTGAGCGTGTTGTAGCGCTCCAGAAGGTCGGCCACGTGCGCAGGCACGAGGCGCGCTCCGTCCCGGAACTCGACTTCGACCAGGGCCACTAGGGGCCTCCCTTCTCCATCGCCAGGGTGACTCCGATGATCAGGGCCACCGCCGTGTACGCCGTGTAGAAGATCCTGATGGCGTCGCTTTCGATGATCGAGAACGGGACAAGTCCGCCCAGCGCCAGAACCCAGAAACCAGGCACGAGCACGAGGCTGATGAGCTTGCGGGCCATTCCCGAGACAGGCCGGTCGTTCCGGAGGATCTTCATCACGACGATGCTCCAGACCAGCGCGTTGGCGGCTCGAACCAAGAGCGAGCCGAGCGCGAACTCCATCAATCCAACCTCAGCGAGACCACTGCGAAGATCGAGCCAGGGATGTTCGTCCCGACGAGCGAGAAGAACAGGACCTGGCCCGCCACCTCGTCCCCGAACCCGCCCAGGATCAGGGCAGTCCGAACGAAGAAACCCAGCGGCAGCATCCAGACACACAGCGCCGTGACCATCTTGCGGAAGGCCACGACGAGCTCGCCCTTGCGCCGGGTCGGCGCATGACGCAGCCGCTGGTACTCCCGGACGGTGTAGAGGAAGTAGATCCCCCACGTGACCGTCAGGAAGGTGGTGATGAAGAAGATGTGTGGCGTGATCACTTGCGGCCACCGAACCCTGGCAGGCGGTTGATGCCCTCGACACCGAGAAGCAGCAGCAGCGCGCCGATCAGCGTCCCGAGAAAGAGTTCGGACGCGTGGAAGTCTGGGTTGATAAGCAGTCGACCGAGAGTGTCGACAACGACCAGCAGGCCGATCATCACGAGGATGACCGCCCCCGAGATCACGCGGAGTCGCCTGAGCAGACGCTCCTCGACCAGATCGCGCTGGCCCTTGCCATCTCGCTCATCGGAAGCCATGTCGTTTGAGGGAGCGAGCGGCGGCTGCCAGGACATACCGATCGAGCAGCACTCCTCCCAAGAAGCCGATGGCCAGGCCGAAGCCGAGCAGCTCGCTCATGCAGGCGTCGCGATCAAGACGTAGATGTCGGCCTCGCCCTGAGTCACATTCGTACCGTCCAGCTCGGCGGTGAGCTTGACGGGCGCGAGAACGAGAGCTGGACGATTGCCCTGTTGATCGACAGCTCCAGGGGCGAGCTTGTTCCCGGCGGCGCTCTGGAATGCGAGCTCGCCACCGATTGCGGTATCGGTTCCCCAGATCCCGGTCCAATCAGTGAGATCGGCCGGGTCAGCGATCCCGACGCTAAGGTACAGGTTGTCCCCGGCGAAGGTCTCGGTAACGATCACGGCGACCTTCGTGATCACACATGGGTCCAGATCCGCGAGAACGACACCGCTATCGACCGAGATCCCAGCATCGTCGTGGGCGATGTGGAACGGCCCTAGCAGACTTACGACCTGCTGCGCGCCGAGCTGCTCGACGGGCGTCTCGTCAACCCCGAGCGTAGTGTGGTAGTGGCCGGTCTCTGGACCAGGCGTGAACTTCGATCGTGTCAAGTCCGTCTCCCTCCGAAGCTGCCGAAGAAGAAGCCGGGGACCCCGACCTCCATCGAGTGCCCCAAGGCATAGATCATGTCGTCGTGACCCTTCGGGAACTGGAGAAGCTCGACCTCGAACTCCGATCCCGACAGGCTGCGGTTGTGGAAGACCTTCCCTGACTCGTAGCGGGCAGCGACGGCCCGGGCTCGGGTGGTCTTGTCGACGTCCGCCTTTTTGCCCACCACTGGCAAGTTTGTGGTCGTCAGGAGCTCCTGGACCAGTGCCGACTGGAACTGGTTGTTCTCGATGACGATCCGGTCGATCTTGGGGAAGGCGTTGAAGCCATCGATGACGAACTGGCGGTGGCCGGTCTCGATCTTGGCCCGGACGACCGACCAGACGTAGGTATTCCGGCTCTCGTCCTCACTGATGACGACGCGAGCGGTGAAGTCAGCCCGCTCCTTCTCCGAGCTGGCCAGGTCGACCCCCATCTTCCAGCGGTGGTTCCGGGTGTCGACCCGGGCCGGGTCGAACGTCTTGAACCACTCCCGCTTGAAGATGTTGCCTTCCATGAGGCCAGAGATGTCGTTGAGGTAGGAGCAGGCGAACATCGCCGACCCCATGTCCTTGCGCTCCTGCTCCAGGGCGGTCAGCGGCCACATCTCGGGCCAGAGGGCCTTGGGATGCTTGTGGTCCGGGTCGAGCTCGTCGTAGTAGATCGCGCTCTTGACAAGGGCAGGCCACCGCTTCTCCTCGATCAGCTTCTGGTACAGGTCGCCCTCGGCCCAGCGGGTCCCGATCACGATGATCGAGCCGCCGGGGGCGAGGCACGGCTTCAGGGTCTTCCAGAACCAGGTCTCGATCTTCTCCATCTGCTCGGGCGACGAGCAGTTCTCCTCGTCAAGGATGTCGTCGCACAGGATCAGGTCGAAGCGCTTCGAGATGATCGCGCCACCGGCCCCGGCCGAGTACATCGTCAGGTCCTTGGTGCCGATCAGCGCCGAGTCGGCCCTGATCCACTCGACGTCGTTCCACTTGTGGCGGCCGGTCAGGTTGCCGAAGACCTCGTGCTGGTAGTCGTTGGCCTCGATCGTGAACCGGACGGCCCGGCTGAACGCGTTGCTCTGCTTGGCCGTGTTGCTGATCAGGCCGATCCGGATGTTCGGGTGCTTGCTGACCAGCCAGCTGAGCAGGATCGTGTTGGCCCAGGTCGTCTTGGCGTGGCCCCGCGGCTCCAGGATGACCCCGTGCTCGCGCTTGTCGAGCCGGTCGAGGATGAACTCGATCATCTCCTGGTGGTGCGGCGCGGGCCGCATCCGGAAGACGTACTCCCCATAGGCCAGGACGTCGTGCGGGGCGGCCATCTTCAGCGCCCCGTAGAGGATCTGCCCCCAGGCTTCCGGGGGCAGGCCCTCGTCCTTGATCAGCTTTTCGAGTGCCTCGACGCTGGGGGAGAGCATCCTTACGGAACCGTCTCGATCACCCGCTTCAGGTCTTCGCGATCCCGTAGCAGCAGGAACGCCTTCTGGTACGGAGTGAGCGGCATCAGTGGACCTTCAACCCTTCGGTGGTCGTCGGCGCGGCGGCCACCTTGCCGCGAGCCGTTTCGATCACTCGCCGCAGGAACTCGTGGTCCGGCGGAGTGACGTCCTTCATCGGTGCTTCGTGGCTCGGACCCTCGTGCGGGGCGAGCTCCTGGACGAGGAACCGCATCATCAGCTCGGCGTCCTTGGCCGTGACCTGGACCTTGCCCGCCGCCAGGTCGTTCAGGTACTTGCGGATCGTGGCCCGGGCGGCCAGGACGTTCTCCTTGGCGATCTCGGTCTTCTCGGCGGCCACCTGGTCGGCCATCGACTCGTACGAACGACGGGCGATGGCGCTCTTGTAGGCCATCCGCTGGCCGATCCAGTCCTCACGCTTGGCGTGGGCGCTCACGGCGCTCGGCGACACCCCGAAGTGACGGGCGATCTCACGGATGCCCAGCTCCTGAACCACGAACATGTCCCGTCCGGTCTTCGTGTCCCACTTGGTCGCCAAGATGTCTCCAAAAACGATCTTTGGTGAAAAAATCGAGTTCTGCGCCACTTCTGCGCGCTTCTGCGCTACTTCCGCGGCGTTCTGATGACTTCCGCATTGGTTCGGGGAAGTTCCCTAAAGACAGTTCCGTCACCGATGAACGTTTTTTCTTAGGAACTCCCTACGTACTCTTACGTACTCCGTGCGTGTGGCAGCAGAAAGCCCGCCGGGAAGAAGGAGAGAACCGGCGGGCTCAGGTTGAGAGGTTAGCTGGCCAGGAAGTCGGCCGCAATCCGCTCCAATGCCTGCCAGTCCTCGATCGCCTCGCCCTCCTTGGCCTTGGCGGTCGCGTCGTCGAGGATCTGGGCGGCGGCGAGTGGCATCCGATAGAGTCGCTCCACCCACCGCTTCTCGGGCTCGGGGGCAGGACTCGTTGTCCCGACGCCCCCTGTCATGAGCGAGGGAAGCGGTGGGAGATCCGTCAAACCCTGGACAAACTCCGGGGTGAACGGCAGCTCCTCGATGAGGGACTCGACTGGCATGTCGGCCAGCAGGTCCTTCAGGAGCGCTCCGAGCTCGTTCGGCTGGGCCTGGCCCCGGAGCTCGTTGAGGAGGATGGTCAGCTTCTTGGCCTCGGTGTCGCCGACGTCAAGGACGTAGCAGGCGATCCGCTCGTAGCCAAGGTCGCGAGCGGCCTGCCAGCGGTGCTGGCCGTCGATGATCTCGTAGCGGCCCGAAGCCAGGCGACGAACGGTGACCGGGTCGATGAAGCCGTGGTCCTTGATGGACTGGAGCTCCTTCGAGTACATGAACGCGTTCATCTTGTTCGGGTTCCAGGTGTTCGGCTGGAGCCAGTCCACCCGGATCTCGGCGTAGAACGGATCTGTCAACGGGGACCCCAAAGCATCGGACAGGGACGCCCGCAGTTCGGGCGGAGCTGCCGGAGCACGCCTGGCCGCGATCCTATCATCGGTGAAGCGGCTGGAGAAGTCCCCCTACGAGTGGAACTTGTCGCCCTCTCGGTTCCAGACCGCGTCGTGGTTCTCGATGTCGGAGAGGCAGCCTCGGCAGACCACCAGCGTCGAGTCGACCCAGATGGCCACGATCTCGTTCGTCAGCGAGGGCACGGCCTCACGATGACGGACCTTCATGATCGTCGGCGGATGGTTGTTCCGGACCCCGATCCAGTGGTGACAGAGCTCGCACTTCCAGGCCGCGATGTCGGTCAAGTCGATCACGAGGCTTCGTCCTCTCGACGGCGTTGCCGTAGCGCTTCTCGGGGCGGCTCAGGCTCCAGACCTTCGGGTGCTTCCGGGGCCGTCGTCGTCGGTGGTGCATCTGATCCTCCAAGGGCCCGCGCAACGGGCGCGGACGTGTATGGGGACCACGACGGCATCACGGTGAACAACGGCCTCCCGTGGCTGCTGATGACGGTCGGTTCGGAGATCCGCTGGTAGCCACCCCGCAGGAACTCCCGGACCGGCATGAACTTCACGAGGCCATCAGCTTCTTGATCCGCCGGTCGACTTCCTTGCCCGTGATCGCCCCGCTCAGCTCCATATCGATCAGGCACGGGACGCAGTCGATGTCGGGCATGTACGGATCATGCGGCTGGTGGTAGAGCGGGAGGGCGTGGACGGTCTCGTCGCACGAGACCCCATAGGGCGAGACCACGAGGTCGAAGACCTTCGGGACTGACTGGGGGCAGGCGGGGATCGTCCGGGTCCCGTCGACCGGGTTGACCCTGGGGATCATCCTCCGGCCGCAGCCCCGGCAATACTTCTTGCGGTTCTTGCTGGGATCGCTGGCGGTCCCCACGACTATCAGCCCGAACAGGAAGGCGAGCGCCAGGTTGATGACGGGGAACCCGCCGGTCGTGATCAGGACCACGCCACCGAGGACGCTCTGGATGATGAGCTGGAGGAAGAACGTGATCTTCCAGTTGGTCGAGACCTCCAGCTCTCCACGGAGGAACCGCCCGACGTGGTCGAGGGCGTCGTCGAGGAGCTCCAGCAGGCGGTTCACCGCGCCACCAGGAAGTCGCCTTCGGGGAGCAGGTCGGTGTGGATCGTGTGGACGACCCATTGGGCCCGCATCCCGTACCAGTGGCCGCTGAAGACGCCGACGGACTCGCGGCCGTTGACGAGGACGGCGTAGGTCCCGGGCTCGTACAGGCTAAGAAGGGCGTGGATCTCCTTCTTGGCGATCCCGTAGGGGGTCGAGGGTCTCCCCGAGGACAGAGGCGGGCCGCTGAGAGACCCCGTCCACTCCTCGCCCAGAAGGGAGTCCAGCTCCAAGTCCAGCTCCACCGACAACACCTTCGGTGAGGAGAGCAAACCGCGGAGTCCCATCGAACCAGCCTTCCATCATCGCCAGGACCACCTGGCCATCCTCAAACTGGACGAAGTACCAGCGGCCCGGGATCAATCGGACGCCCGGGCTCCAGATCGAGTTGACGACGGGATTGTCTGACATTTGTCAGACAAAGGCTAGAGCGTTTCGGAGGCGTCGAGGGCCCAGGATCGCCACGTCTCCCTGACGACGCTGGTCTGGAAGTCCCACGGGGGTGGGGTCATCCCGCGCCGCAGGTGGGAGGTCCGGTAGGCCGCCTCGGCCAGCGCCTCGTAGGGGTCACCGAGATTGGTGTCGTCACCGCGCCCGGCCCGCTCCTTGACCTTGATCTCGTTGAGCCGGTCGACGAGCAGGGTCCGGGGCGTCTCCAGGGCGTACGGCCCGGCGCCCGCGAGGTTGGCCTGGGCCG